TTGTGTGGTGCCGCTTTGATATCCGATACCAATGGTAGCGCCATTCTTGGCGTACACCTTGGCGGAGTCGCGGAAACACCACGAGGGTGTTACGGAAGTATCACGCAGCAACAGTTGCATGGTGCCTTTTCCGCATTGCGGAAAATTGAGGGCGTTGTCTTGTCTGGCGACGCTGGTGACTTCAAAACGGAAGTCCTTGGAGTACAGATTGTGCGGGGTCAACCCCTGCACACAAAGAGTGCTCTCAACTTCATCCCCGAAGACTCACAAATTGAGTATTACGGGGCTTGTCCAGGTCGTTCTGTGACTAAATCCTCTGTGAAGGTTACACCAATCAGCGAACATATCGTTGATGTCTGTGGTGTGCCTAACATATATAGAGGACCAAAGTTGCATCCAGATTGGTACGGATGGCAGGAATGCCTGTCTAATTTGGCTGTTCCAGCTCATCCGTATGATCATGATCTCTTAGCTATTGCAATTAGAGATTATAAGGAACCATTGCTGACGATCTTCTCACAGAAAATGTGGAATGGAGCGAAACCGCTCACAGACCATGAAAATCTGTGCGGCATACCAGGAAAGAAATTCATGGATGCCATCAAACTCAACACATCAGTTGGGTTTCCTTTGTCGGGACCAAAGCGTGAGTTCGTAATTGAACTACCGCCCACCGAAGACAAGCCTAATAATCGTGAACTCGAACCCATTTTAATGGAAGAGATTGCACGTATTGAGGATTGTTATCGACGTGGTGAAAGAGGTTACCCTATTGCAAAAGCTTGCAAGAAAGATGAAATCTTGACGAAGGACAAATGTCGCATCTTCTACGGAAATGCGTTGTCACTCACGTGGTTAGTGCGCAAGTACTACCTGCCACTACTACGTGTTTTACAAATGAACCCCCTGGTTTCAGAATGTGCGGTTGGTATCAACTCACACGGATCTGAATGGGAAGAATTCCATTGCCATGCAACAAAATTTGGCAAGGATCGTTTGTTTGGAGGCGACTATGGTAAATATGACCAAAAGTTGCCCGCACAACTCATTTTCGCATCTTTGCGGATCTTAATTGATTTCGCACGAGTATGTGACTATTCGGAGGAAGATTTGGCGATCATGGAAGCTATGACTGGAGACATTGTCTTCGCGTACATTGCTTTCAACGGAGATCTTATTGGTTTGACAGAAGGAACCCACATTAGTGGTAATTCTTTGACTGTTATTATCAATGGAATCTGTGGATCATTGAATCTACGATGCTTCTTCTATCATGAATATCCACCGACGTGTTTCGAGGAGAGAAAACCTTTCCGCGATAATGTCTCTATCATGACTTACGGTGACGATAATATCGGATCCGTGAGTTCAGAAATTGACAAGTTCACCATCAAAAGATGTTCTGAGTTCCTGGCTAAGTACGGGCAAGTGTATACTATGCCCGACAAAGAGTCTGAATTGAT